TTAGTATCTTTGGAGATCCATCGCCCATAGTGTTTTCGTACCATTGTCGTATCACTGTGTCCTAGCTGGCGGGCGACCCATTCAATTGGGACGTAGCTAGACAGTGCTTGGCTCGCGAACGTGTGGCGTGCCTGGTTGGCACCTCGATGGCCAATGTGAGTCGTTACTCGTTCCGCCTGGGAGACCGCAATACGCAGAAGGCGGTGCAGACGCAGCATCAGGATAAGAAGACCGGCAAGTTGGTGGTGGTCCAGCTGGACAACGAAAACGCCCCGGACGGATTACCCGGGGTACACACCGACCGGCACATCTACCCCGACAAGACCGCTGCCCAGCAGGCTGCCAAGGCACGCCTTGCCGCATTCAACCGCAGCACTGCCGGAGTGCGTCTGGAAATGGTCGGTCGTACTGACCTCTTCGCCGAGCGAACCATCAACGCCCAAGGCTTCAAGAACGGGCTCGACGGCGAGTATCTGGTGGATAGCGTCGAGCAGGTCTTCAGCGCGGCCGGCTGGTCGACCACCGTGGAATGCAACGGCGGCAAAAAGGGCAAGGCGAAGGCCAAAGGCAAAAAGAAAAAGGCGGACAAGCCACTGCGCACAGTGGATGTGTCCCCGACATAACTAACAATCATTGGAGAAAAGCTATGCCTATCAACGAAAAACAGTTGCAGCAGATCCTCCCGAACGCCGGCCGCAAAGCCGGCGTTTTTGTTCCCGGCCTCAATGCCACAATGGGTAAGTACGCCATCATCACCCGACTGCGAATGGCCGCCTTCCTTGCCCAGGTCGGGCACGAGTCAGGCCAATTGCAGTACGTGCGAGAGCTTGGCAATGCCAATTACCTGTCCAGGTACGACACCGGTAGCCTGGCGCAGCGCCTGGGTAACACGCCGTAGGCAGACGGCGACGGCCAGTTCTACCGAGGCCGTGGACTGATCCAAGTGACGGGCCGCTACAACTATCAGGCCTGCAGCGAAGCGCTGTTCGGTGACAGCCGCCTGCTCAATACCCCTGAGCTGCTTGAGCAGCCGGTATATGCATCGTTGTCTGCCGGCTGGTTTTGGCAGAAAAAAGGCCTCAACGGATTGGCGGACAAGATCGCGCACCCTGATGACGCGGTGTTCGAGAAGCTCACCAGGCGAATCAACGGCGGCCTCAACGGTTTGACGGATCGCAAAGAAATTTATGCCCGGGCACTTAAGGTGCTGCAGTGAGCGCGTGGGGCGGTCGCCTGATCTCCCTTGCGGTGCTGATGCTCGTATGTGCCATCAGCGCTCGTGCAGCCTGGGTGTGGCAGGCCAACACCTACGGCAAGCTACTGGCGGAGAAGGACCGCGCGTACAGCCGAGAGCGTGAGGAGGCCGCTGCAGCTGCACTCACCCAGCTGGCAGAGCAACAGGATGCGCGCCGCGCCTTGGAGGCTCGCCTGCAGGATCAGACTAAAACGCACTGGAAGGAATTGAACGATGCTCAACAAGCTCAGGCTCGTTTGCGTGACCGTCTTGCTACCGCTGATTTGCGGCTGTCAGTCTTGGTCGATGCAGGAGCCTTTGCCAGCCAGGGTTGTGATGGTGGGGTGCGAGAAGCCTCCAGCGCCGGAGGCGTGGTACATGGAGCCGTACGCGCCCAGCTTGACCCAGCGCATGCTCAACGAATTGTCGCCATCACCGACGAAGGTGATCGAGGACTGATCGCACTGCAGGCCTGCCAGGCCTACGTCCGCGAAGTAACGAAGTAGTAAAGAGGCGAGCCGGGAGGATGCGTCAACATCCAGCCCGGCCCACCGAACCCGCAGACCCTTCCTGCAAGTCCAGCCGCAGCCCCTGCCTTGTGCACAAAGCGCGGCGAGCCTAACACCTGTTTATCCATACAGTAAAGACTTGCATACCTATGACCTCTCCAATCATCCCCTGGATGGGTGGCAAACGCCGCCTGGCCGACCGCTTGATCCCCCTCTTTCCCCCTCATGAATGCTATGTCGAAGTCTTCGCCGGCGGTGCCGCGTTGTTCTTCATGCGTCCCCAGCCCGCCCCGGTGGAGGTGCTGAACGATCTCAACGGTGACCTGGTCACCCTTTACCGTGTTGTGCAGAACCACCTGGAGGAGTTCGTGCGCCAGTTCAAGTGGGCGCTCAGCTCCCGCCAGATCTTCGAGTGGCAGAAGATGACGCGCCCGGAGACCCTGACCGATATCCAGCGTGCCGCTAGGTTCTTCTACCTGCAGCAGCATGCCTTTGGTGGCAAGGTCACTGGACAGACCTTCGGTACCGCCACCACTGGGCCGGCCATCAACCTGCTGCGCATTGAGGAGAACCTGTCCGCTGCCTGGCAGCGCCTCGCAGGCACCTACGTCGAAAACCTGTCCTGGCTCGCCTGCGCCGAGCGTTACGATCGAGCGCACACGTTCTTCTACATGGACCCACCGTATTGGCAGACCGCTGGCTACGGCGTGGACTTCCCCTTCGAGGAGTATGAGCGCATGGCCGATTTCATGCGCCGATGCAAAGGCAAGGTGATGGTCAGCATCAACGATCACCCGGACATCCGGCGCGCCTTCGACGGCTTCCACTTCGAGTACCTGGATATCCGCTACACCAACACGAACCAGCGGCAGGGTAAGGCTGAGGTGACCGGCGAGCTGGTCATCATTAACTGGCGTCCTACAGTGCTAGAGCGGCTTTTTTAGCGAACCACTACCTGGTGACCACGCCTCGGTCTGAAGGGCTATCCGGTCCACAATGTGGGGGCAATCATTCAATAAGATGATAGTCGTCACGAGTACGGGGGTTTGGTGTTGCTCCTCTACAATTTTCTCCACGCATAGGGTCGTTCCCAGCAAAAAACACTAAACCATCCGACTCAAATGCGTAAGCGAGCGCTTGCATCGTGACTGGGCGCAGCTCGGCGCCGCTCTCCAGGCGTCTTATCGCGCCTGGGGAAACTGCAGAACGAAAAGCCAAGGCTTCAACGGACCACCCAACCATCGAACGTGCGATCTCGCAATGTTCCATACCGAATTGAGGTGGTAGGCTGGCCATTAGCCACTCCATGTCGTCTGATGTGGTACGAGAGATAGCGGTGCTGGGGAATTCAATAATATTCGATTTCATGGTGTAGATTCGTGGGTGACTGTACAAATATACAGTAATGCATGAGCGTGAAGGGAGCAAGCTCTAGATTTGCTTGCAATGATCACAAGTATCAATCTAATGTCGAGTGATTTGATGTTTTTTAACTCGCTTTAGAAAGAACCGAAACCAAGGGCTTGATCCAATGCGAAATAATATAAGCTTTATAAAAGCAAAATTGCCCCACTCGGAAAAAGTAGCAAATATTCCGTTGGCTAATAAAAATCTAATTATTACCGGGGTGAATGGGTGCGGGAAAACAAAATTTCTTGAAAGTATATTTGATTATTTAGTTCTTCGTGTTAGGCAGAAGCAAAACCACTCGCTCACTGAGCTTCAGCATATCCTGGAAAGTAACAAAGTTATTTTGCAGAGCATCACCAAGGCTGATGCTAACTACGAACACTATTCCCGTACCGTAGAAAGCTATGAACGTCAGGTGGCTGTCGCATTGGATCCCCCGGTTGGATTCAGTAATCTACAGAAATACGTTATTGATGTCGAAGAGCAAAGAGCTGTGTTGCTGAAGTTTGAGGCTACGCGGCAAGCAAATATCCGAGAGTCTAAAGGTGCAAAGAGCACGGCGGTGTTGAAGCAAGAGGTAAAGTCGTCCGATGCTGCTCTATTGTTTGAGGAGTATTTGGTTTCTCAGAAAACGTTGCAGGCCTATGCAGAGTCTCCTCGGATGGCTAATAATCCTACTGAAGCTGCTAATATCGCGGCATGGTTTGATAAATTAGAAGCTGATCTCAGGGAGTTATTTGAAGATGATAGCCTGGTTTTGCACTTCGATTACCATGCTCAATCATTTTTCATTAGGCAAAATGGCAAGCTGGACTACCGGTTTCAGCAACTGTCATCAGGCTTCTCTTCAGTTCTGGCAATTTACGCAGAGCTCCTCACTAAGATACAGCTTGGAGCGACCAGTGCTTCGGATGTTTACGGTGTCGTAATAATTGATGAAATAGATGCTCATCTACACGTCTCCTTGCAGCGCAAGATACTTTCTTTTTTAGTAAAGTCCTTCCCTTGCATACAATTTATAGTTTCAACGCATTCTCCGTTTGTTGTGTCCTCGGTAAGTGATGCGCTTATTTATGATCTTTCAACACTTGA